GGCTCTACAACTTGAATATAAGTATCGTAAGGTATTGTGAAAGTGCATTTGCTGAAATAGAAAAAATACCAACAAAATGAAAATACAAGACTTCGCGTTAAACGCCTCATTAACCGTTTGCCCTTCTCACATTGTTGAGCCTGATCACCTGAAAAAATGGTGGAGACAAAAAGGGGTTGGCGAACTTGAAAAATGGTTTGTCTCAGGAAACTCCATTCACTACAATGATGAAATAGACTGGAAAAAAATAAGCAACCATAAAAAACAAATGTGGTACGATTCTCAAAACTTTCAAATTCAAGCAGGAAATGAATATTCTAAAAGGCAAGGTTAAATACACGGCAGGCAAAGTTTTTGAAGGGCAATACGGGCCCTCAATCAACGCCGCCATTACATTGGATAATGGCACGGATATCCGCGTTTACGGGAAACCAGATGATAACAAGTTGATGGCTTTGAAGAAAGACGATGTCGTTACGATTATACACGACGGGAAATCTTACAAGGTGGCTTTTGATATGCTTACCGCAAACGAAATACCCGAAAAGGTACAAACACCCACGGAACAAACGAACGTGCAGCAGGCGGCAAATGTAGCCCCTAAAACGAACGGGAAATTAACTGCGGAAGAAATAAGTGAAAAGGCTACTTTCATGACAGGTATTTACGCCGACATATTTCACCAGTTGCAAGCCTCAGGACTTGAGCCAGCGCAAGCCCAGCCAGCAGCCGCGACAATATTTATACAGATAGGAAAATTCTTTTAATCTCATATTGGTATGTTTGCCCCAGCCTGAAAAATGGCTGGGGATTTACCGATACAAAAACAAAGTAAAATGGAAAAACAAGAAGAAAAGGAATTAAATAACACTTTCCCAAAAGTTGTTGATGTTTATATTACAATGAAAAACGGTGATGAGGTACGCGTTTTTAAAAAGGCAGACGACGTACAAATGGAAAGCCAAGAACAAAAAGAAACGTCAATAGAATACTTTTACGATAAGGTTCTGATTGCCTCAGAGTTTTACGAAAGTGAATACAAAGCCATTGTCGATGCTTTGAATGAGGCTAAAAAAATGTATGCTGAGGAAATCATAAAAGCCTACAACAATGGCTGGGATGAGGCAGCTTTAATGTACCACAACTTTTAACAAATAACCATGCTACTACCAAAACCATATATCTCAGTCAGCCAAATAAACCTTTGGTACAGTGACCGCCAAAAGTATATCAACCGATATTTCCTTAACCTTCCCGAAGAGCCTTCTATTTACATGAATTTCGGAAAACAATTTGCCGAAGATACCGAGGCGTATATCAAAGATGGAATCATTATGGACACCTTTCCAGATTTTTACATTGAGAAAATACGCCCCATGAAAGGGCTTGAGGCTGAGAAGGAAATAAGCCTGAGTATTAACGATATTCAAGTCAAAGGTTTCATTGACGCGTGGGACGTTCATAATAACAGGGTAATTGACTTTAAAACATCAGGAAAGCCTTGGACAATGGACACGCTGAAAACAAGCCTTCAAATGAAAGTTTATTCCCTTGCAATGTTTGTCAACGGTGACCAGATCCCTGAGTGTCAAATAAACTGGTTGGGAACAAGGAGAATGAAAAACGGTTTGATTTTTACAGGTGAAAGTTTTGAATTAAACCATACCTTTGAGATGGACGAACTTTTAAAAGCGATTGTATTAATTGAGCAGACTTGCAAAGAGATAAGCGAATGTTATACAAGTTTCATAAATAAATATTAATGAAAGAAGCAATTCGACACAACGAAAACAAAATACGTTACGACCTTTGCCCAGCTATTGCGCAAAGGGAATATGCGAAGGTTTGGACTCAGGGACTTAAAAAATATCCTGAACGAAATTGGGAAAAAGGTTTTTCCTTCTCCGTGGTTATCGCTTCCGCTATGCGTCACCTTGAAGCCATGCGACTTGGTGAAATGATTGACGAAGAAAGTGGACTTTTACACTCCGCGCATTTAATGGCAAATGCCGCAATGTTGACAGAGTTTTATTTTACTCACCCTAAATTAAATGATTTAAAGAAATGAGCAAACAAACGGCGGTTGAATGGTTAATTGAGGAAATGCATAAAAATATAGTATGGATTCCTGTACCTATGCAAGAAAAAGCCAAAGAAATGGAAAAGGAGCAAAGTCAAAATTATGCCATATTTGCTATAAGATGCGACAGGACTGAAATGAGAATATTGGAATTTAATGATTATATAAAACTTGAAGAAAACATAGAAAAATGAGCAAACAAACGGCGGTTGAATGGGTAATTGAGCAATATATTAATAAAAATCGTGGAATTGAAGTATTTATGAAAGCGATACAAATGGAAAAGGAGCAAATAATAGAGGCTCATTTACATGGTATGGATTTTATCCCTGTTGACCCAAATTATAAAGGAGATGCAGAAAATTATTACAACGAAACTTATAAAAAAGAAGAAAAATGATTTTAACAGACAAAACTATTATTGACGAAATCGCCTTAAAAAACATCGTCATTGAGCCATTAATCGAGGCAAACATTGGTACAAATAGTGTTGATTTAACGCTATCTAAAACTTTGTTGCTCTATACCGACCAGGTGTTGGATACAAGGAATAAAAACGATTATGCAGAAATTACTATTCCCGATGAAGGCATGATTTTGCAGCCGGGCATTTTATACCTTGCATCAACTGTCGAATATACGGAGACACTTCGCCATGTTCCAATTATTCAAGGAAAGTCATCATTAGGAAGACTTGGTTTATTTGTCCACATAACCGCAGGATTCGGTGATGTGAACTTTAAAGGACATTGGACTTTGGAACTTGCTTGCATTCAACCAGTAAAGATATACCCTGGCATGAAGATAGCCCAAATCTGCTACCATGACATTTCAGAAATGCCATACACCGATTATGCCTCTAAAGCCGATGCAAAGTATAAAAATCAGGGAAGTGATCCAGTTGCCTCAAAGAACTATTTAAACAAATAGCCATGACGGAAGAAGAAAGGGAAAAGCAAAGGAAATACGACCGCGATTATTACCGAAACATGCTTCCTTTTGTAAAGGAGAAAAGAAAAGAAGATGCAAGGAATAGGAATAGGGACAAATACTGGAAGTTAACAGATGAAGAAAGGCAGGCAAGGAAAGACAAAAGTCTTGCTTATTATTACGCGAATATCGAGACATTGAAAATCAAATCAAAAGCCTATCGAGAACGAAAATTAAAAAGTAAGTATGAGTGACGAGGAAAAAAAAGCACGGAAATCGGAGTATATGAAAAAATACTACCTAAACATGAGCGATTATCAAAAGGAAAAAAGGCGGTTGAAAAACCTTGAGAACAAAAAAAGGAGATACGAGGAGAATAAAATAAGCTGTAAGAATAAAAATTACGATAAATTCAAGGCTTATTATTATAAAAACATTGAAAAAATCAAGGCTTATCAAGCCGAATATCGTAAAAAACAAAAAGCTAAAAAAGAATTATGCTAACTGAAAACGAAAAACAAAAATTAGGTAAAGACATTGCACTTATCATTGTGGCCGCTGGAGGGTTGCTAACCCTTGCTTTCGCCATTTACTTTATTGTTGACACGCTAAAAAAATGGTACTAATGAAATTTGAAATAAAATACAATGACAGGCGAATGATTATTGAGGCTGAAAATGCTGAAAAGGCGCTGGAACAATTTAAAGAACTAAAAATTGATGTTAAAAACTTTGAGATAAGCATTTCGAAGTTTGGCGAACAAAGGAGATAAATGTGAAGTAGTAAGTTGTTAAAAGTGTTGTTTTTGTCCCGTATCTCATTGGTACGGGATTTTTTTTGTATTTATTTTTGTAAATATTATTATTTGTAATTATTTATATATAAATTTACATATTGAAAATAAAAAAACAAACCAGAATGGAAAAGAACATTTACACCGTGATGTATTTCGGCAATGCCAAAAGGTATCAAGATTTAAACGAAGAAGTTGAAGCTTACTCTAAGCGGCACGCTGTTGAACAAGTTTATTCAAAGATGCGAAATGAAGATTATTTCCCTGAGGATGAATTTTCGTGGTACGGACTTGTTCGCGACTGCGACGGCAATGTTATTGCTGAAGTAGGAAGCGAAAGCATCGAGTACGATGGAGGTTATTTTTATGCAGAACTAAAAATAGTTGAATAATGAAAGAGCCAATTATTGAGACATACGTCCCGCAGAACAAACGCCTTCCTTTCCAGATTGCTGGAGGCATTGGCGTTGCCTTTGTTGTTGGGTTGATTTATAGCCCAATTAACACCCAATACAATTATACTTCCTTTGTTCCTTTAATTCAAAGGGACACGGTTTACGTTCACAAAATAACGTCGCTTACTATCCAGGGCAAAGATGAAAAAAAGGAAGTTGATGAAAGCGCCTACGGATCTCGAAGCTACGGCTGGGAAATTAGAAAGCTATCAGTCGAACAACTGAGGCAAACATTGGAAGGTAGAGGTTTTAGAAATTTAAAAGGAGTTGATAGGTCTAAATTACGTCGTATATACCTTGCTTATTGCTATGAAAGTATGCTGATGAATGTCCACGTTTTAACTGATTTTCCTGTAAGCATGATTTATTCTTTCTTTATTATTGAAGCAACTTCGCAAGGGGTTGAAACAGAGCTCTGGAGAAAGCATGCCAACGCTGGAGGGGTTAAGGCCCTTAAAGGTCATGACCATGTAACTTATAAAACACGGGAAGTTATAAGAGGCAAAAACAAGTACATAATGGCTAAATTTATGAAAGCCGAATCAACCGAACAAGGTATGCAACTTTGGGCTGGTGTTTTGAACTCAGGAAGATACGCAGCCTGTAAAAAGGCAAATTACAAGTTAAAAGGGATAAGGTTGTACGAAAGTATTTGTAAATGTGTTTACAAATCTGGTTACCATACCGATACTGATTACAAATTTAGAGCGTCATTAATGGCGGAGTACTGGCAAATCAAACGGGATAACTTCCCTTTGAAGAAAGAATACAATGTTTTTTGAATTATTTTTCATTTATTTTTGTAAATATTTTTTTATGTAAATAATTATATTTATATTTACATATCGAAACGAACGAAAAATATTTCACCACTTAAAAAACAAAGATTATGACAATTTTAGCAAAAACAAAAGAAAACAACGCAAAAGTAAAGGCACTTAAAAAAATAGCTGGAACTAAATGGACTGGAACAACTATTCATACAAATTTAGAAGCTTGTTTAACAGGATTAAATTTAGGTAGTACAAATTCAGGATGGTATAACCCAACATCTATAAGAATAGATGGATTAAATGGTATTTTTATGATAAATCAAGATGGTTCAATTTTTTGTGAAGCAAGGGTTATAAAAGAAGATGAAAAACAATTTAAAATTGAATACATGACTAATGATGCATGGAATGAGTTTGAAAATCTTTTTTGCAAATTCATAGAAGAAATTTAAATCAATCCTCACAGGGCAGTCCCCCAGCTGCCCGCCTTTTTTCACCACTTAAAAAACAAAAAACAAATGGAAAAGAATTTCACTAATACTCAATTTCGATGGACTTTCGAAAGCATTAGCGACAACATTCCTACAATTATGCTTTTAACAATCATTCTTACCTACGGTATCAATGCGTATTTAACCGCCATTTTTTTACCGATTGACTTTTGGCTCGCGATCATTGCAGCTAGTATCTTGCAACTTGGACGCTTTGCCGTCGTTTTCATGGACTTCTTGAATCCCACTAAGGGAAGAAGTACTTACCCACCTAAGATAGCCTTAGGCGCAACCGTTGTAGCTTTGGTTGAAGTGTTCTTCGGCTTACAGGAAAAGTATGAAGGCGGCGAATTTATAACCATGTTTCTTTTTGTTGGCACAATCGTTGTTTTTGGATACCTTCTGGAAATCAACTTTGTTGACAAAGGAGTTGAGGCTTATGGCATTAACGCGCCAGAACCAATCAAACGACGCAAAAGAAAGCCAGTTGCAAAAAAAGTCACTGAAGATGCGCCAAAACAAGGTAACGGTTATGTAACTTCGTTTCAAACAATAACACTTTGAGAACATATATAGGGGTTGACCCAGCAATAAGAATAAACGGAATGGCAGCGTGTTTTATTAATCCAGATAAAGAAGTTGAATTTAAAAAATACAAAAGGTTTGTAGATTTTTTGGAAGACTCTTTTCACTGGCATAAAGATTATGAAAACGCTGTCGTTCTGGTGGAAGATTCCAGTCTCCAAAATGTAACCTTTAATTCTTCCATTAACCGCGCAATCCTTTCCCGTATGTCCCGAAATGTAGGCATGAACCAAGCGGCTTCTCGAATTGCTTACGAATGGATTAAAGAAAATGGATGCGAAGCCTACAATATTAGCCCAGAACAAAAGGGCAAAAAATGGGGAAAGGAAATATTTATGAAAGTCTTTCAAAACGAAGGCTACAAATTTGAACCAAATTTTAAACCAGCAAAAATAAGTCAAGACGAAATTGATTGTTTTACCCTGGCATTACAAGCAAAAAATTACCAAAAACATGAAAAGAAACATTGAAATTATTGACGGGCTAAGTCCCGCAACATGGAAGGAAATTGAAAAGATAACCAAAAATTATCCTAAAGAAATTCGATTTGCTCAGGGCACTCAGGCAAAGATTGCCATGCTAAAATTTTACCTTGAACCAATACTTCCAGATGTTCCGCCACCGATTGAAAGAATGGATCAGGGTAGAATGTTAACCATAGCATACAGGATTTACAAGGAAGCCGACGGCGATGTGATAAAAGATTTATGTTTGAAAATTATAAACAAAGTTATAAATTAAGATATCGGTTACGTTTGTTTTTTAGTGTTGAAATTAGGGGGTGACATTTGCGTCGCCCCTTTTTCGTTTTAAAACGTAACCCCTTGCGTCTTTGCATAATCAACCACCGCACGGGCATGACAAAGAGCCAAGGTATTCTGGAAGGCTGGGTCGAACATCATTAAAGCGTCCTTGTAATTGGTAAAGAAGCCATTTTCCGATAACACGGCTGGCATATTCGTTTGGCTCAAAACAAGGAATTTAGCTTCTTTATCCTTATCACCATCAATAGTATCGCTTCGAAACAACCATTTTGGAAATGCCTCCTTCACCTCGTTAAAAAGGAACTCGGCACAAATATCCGATTTTGTTTGTCCGATTGATGTAAATACTTCAAAGCCTCGTGCCGTCGATGATGCTGCGTTGCCGTGGATGCTAATATATAACGAAGCCTCATAGTTCTGGGCGTTTATGTTTGCCTTTGCTACGCGCTTAAGAAGACTTATATCAATAATGGGGTCGTAAACATTAATAACCGACATTCCCCAATCCTTTAAATACTGCTCAATCTTTGCCGCGACTTCACGATTAAAAACGCCTTCAAAGAACCAGCCGTAACCATGGAACTTTGCGTTATTATGCTGGAAGCACTTTGAGGGATAGGTCGTATAATTAAAAGGTAACTTTTTCTTTGCATCGATGCCTCCATGACCAGCATCGAGAAAAACACAAAATTTACTTGCTTTCATATTTTTACAATTTTAAAGGGAGGCATAAATCAATATACCTCCCTGAAGCCGCATAAGGTAGCGAATCGTCTGCGCCTATAACTTAAATCCGATGAGCGCAAAAGCCGCACCAACGATTGATAATTTTGGAGGAAGTTTCACCTCTATCTCTTTGCCAGCACATTCGCGAGATGTCTCCTTGATTTTATCCCAAATGATTTGAGCCAACTGAATATATTCCCGCCATGTAAATTTCACCTTATTACCTTCAAGATGAACATTTATCTCCGAGGCTAACTCAGCAAAGTTCATTGAGTAGCAAGCGACGTCACCCATTGGTGATTTTATTCCGTCTGCGTTTTTTAACGCTTCTTTTAAATTAGTCTGCATATTATTTATTTTAACGTCTGAAAAATCTTAATATTAATGTTCCAATGTTTACACCAGTTATCGACTTGATATTTTCCGAGATGCTGTAAAGTTCTGTAAATGCTATCAAGAAGCTAACCGAATAAACGATTTGCGAAGGTAAACCAAAGGTAACACTTGCGCCGTGAAAAATCATGATGCCAACAAAGTAAACAACCACCTTTTGCGATGTTCGATATAATCCTTTGCTCGTTATTGCCTCATTCCTTTTCCTTGCTGCGATGATCCCCGTGACCGTGTCTGCAAAAACAACAAAGATTGTAAAAATCAAGAAATGCTTTATCGGGAAAAAAAATGAAAAAAGAACTCCGCAACAAATGGAATAAATAATGCCGTCGTAGCCAAGTTTAAAGATGTTATAAATTATAGCCTTCATCGGTTTAATTGCTTTTGTTTCCTGAGAATTAATTTATTATCTAAATCTTTGAATGACTTTTCATTTGTTTTGTAAATAATAAATCTGTCACCCGTGTTTGGATAATTTGCAATGATGCCATAACTATCAGCAACAGCAATAAAAGGCTTATTTATGCTTTCGCCAATCTTAATCCTTAATTCGTTATTCTTATTTACAAATATCTCAGCCCCAGCAAGAACCTTTGTCCCATTGGCAATGGCATTGTAATTGCCTGTCCAGAACGAAGCGTATAAATTCGAAAGGTAATTAAAAGCACTTTCCACCTTACCATTAACCATACTTTTATCAAGTTTATACAAGGCGTTTAAAAACTTATTACGGTTTTCGTAAATGTTAAAAGCATCGGTCATCTTCCGTGCCTCATCTACAACATCGTTTAAAATGTAATAATAAATGGCTGAAGAATCCTCAAACAATTTTACTTGAACATCTTGATTTGTGTATACTTTTTTTACACTCCAAAGAGTATCGTCTGCAAAGATTTTAGAAATGATAACCGTATCCTGAGCAAAGACAAAGGAAGGAAATAAGGACAAAAGGATTAATATTTTTTTCATGTTTTGTTTATTTTATTGCTAACCAATAGATTTTTACAGTTTTACTTGTTGCGGCAGTACCGTCTAAATTCCATGCTTGCACGGAAAAGGTTGTACTATTTCTTGCGTACACCTCAAACAAAAGCTTTCTTTCAAAGGAAGATTCTAATCCAGCCGATGTTATAATAATTGAAACAGGAGTAGCCCCAAGTCCATGAGTAACAGAAAAAGTTCCTTCGACTGAACTTGTCGATGCTTCCAAAGCACCCCTTGTCATTAAGCCTGTTTGCGCAACCGTGGTAACCTCACCAACTACATTACTTGCATCTTTGCCAAGTAAAGCCGTAGGCGTTGCTGTAACCGTTGCAATTTTTAACTCACCATTAACGTCAAGGGTCTTTGATGGCGTTCCAGTGCCAATGCCCACGCGATCTAATCCAGCATCCACAAAAACCATGTTGGCATTTCCATTACTTTCAATGCGTGTATCAAAGTCCCCTGAGCCTTCATTTAATACCGTGGCATTGTTTACGGTAAGTGCGCCAGACAATGTCGTTGCGCCTGTAACACCAAATGTGCCACCGATTAAACTGTTTCCTGTTGCTCTAAATGTTCCCGTTAAATCTAAATTATAAGATGGATTTGTATTAAAAATTCCAACGCCAACAATGCCTCCATCGTCAACACCTCTTAATCTAATATATTCAGAACCATTAGTTCCTAATGCCCCAGACATTTCATTTATACCTCTGTTTACTATGCCTTGAAAATAAGCCCCTTGGTCAAATAAACCAGCATTATTGTTTGTTAATCTTAAAGTTACAGTTGCACCAGCTATATTTTGAGAATGTGCAAAA